AGTGGAGATCCGGAGCGCGGGGTTCATCAGCTTGACAGAGCTTATCTGTTATGGAGGATCTGAGACGTTAGGGGTGGAGTCACACCCTGACGATTCGAAGATCATTGCAACATTTGATTATCAGGGAGGACTTGTATGAGACCATTAGTGATCTATCACGACAAGTGTACGGACGGATTTGGGGCAGCCTTCGCGGCTTGGATGAAGTTGGGGGAGGAGGCGGATTACCTACCCATGTCCTACGGGGAAGGGGATTGGGCAGAAGGAGATGAACCTGCAGTGGAGGCCTTAGTTCAAGGAAGAGAAGTCCTCATCCTGGATTTCAGTTTCTGTAAGCCTATCATGGACAAGGTCTTCCAATCCGCCCATCGAGTGGTCTGGCTGGACCATCACAAGACCGCCTTCGAGATGTGGTGCGGTGAGTACAAGAAAGGGATGATCTACTCGGGGTCTCCGTACTCCCCCCATCTCATTACCCTGGATGACAACCGCTCTGGGGCATTACTCGCTTGGGAGCACTTTCACCTCGGAGTAGAGATTCCGATGCTGATCCGTCACATTGACGATCGAGATCGCTGGCAATTCAAGCTGGAGGGCAGTAAGGAATTGCACGTTGGACTGAGCTCCCTGAGGCCCTGGAGTTTCGAGCAATGGAGGCCATTGTTGAACCTCCCTCTCCTGAGCCTCATTAAGACAGACGGACGTGCCATTCTGGCCGCTCAGGATTCGAACGTGAAGTCGATGGCGAAGCTGGCCAGAGGGTGCTGTATCTGGAAGCACTGTGGAGACCCATATGATGAACGCAACTCTCTAGAGGTTCATGGGCTGGCCGTCAATGCCAGCCTGCACCAGTCCGAACTTGGTCATGAGTTGGCCGATTCCTCTGGGACCTTCGGCCTCGTCTGGTATCTTCCCCAGAGCGGAGATGAGGCTCACTGTTCAATTCGGTCCAATGGTGAATATGACGTGAGTGAGATTGCTAAGCACTTCGGAGGGGGAGGCCACAGGAATGCCGCAGGGTTCAAGGTCCCTATGTTCGTCCTAATGGGGTGGATCAAATGAGCCTCTTCGGATTAGCTATAGACCGGGCTGTGAATTCCTTAGCTGCCATCGGTCAATCGGTTCACACCGAGAGTTGGCAGGGGGTGGACATTTCCTCGAAGCCTGAGATGAGGACCTGGGAGCTGCTCAACTATACCCTTAAGGCTCAGGTATACACGGAAGACCTCTCGGTCTTAGGGGGGGACATCAAGCCGAACCTCCCCTGGGCAGACAATCACTTCCAGGAGAGGGTCTGTGGATACCCACTCAATCCTGGAACTGAATGGGAGAACTGGCCCTATGGAAAGTCCGCGGCCAAGTTCCTGGACGAGAGCGGTATGTTCAACCACTCCTATGCAGAGAGATACTGGCCCAAGTTCGCCGGTACTCTTGGCCCCACCCAAAATCCGATTGAGTGCGCAGAGATCCTGGAGAACTCCTTTCATCCTGGGCACCGGGGGATACGAGAATCCTACGGGGATCTCAATGATGTGGTGAGTCTCCTGCTCAGGGAGCCACATACACGTCAAGCCTATCTCCCCATCTTCTTTCCTGAGGATACGGGAGGGGCAGGAGGTGGCCGGGTTCCGTGCTCCCTGGGGTACCATTTCATCCGTCGCAGAAACTACCTCCACGTTACCTACTGGCTCCGAAGCTGTGATCTAGTTCGTCATTTTCGAGATGACATCTACTTGACGGTTCGTCTTCTTCTCTGGGTCCTGGATGAGCTCAGGAAGCGAGATCCTAACGGGTGGAGTTTGGTTAATCCTGGGTTCTTCACCATGCACACCACCTCCCTCCACTGCTTCGAGAATGACTATCGGTTATTGATAAAGGAGAGAACATGAAGCCCATGCTGTCAGCCACTGTTGACTCTATAGAGGACCTTAGCTATCCGCTCTTAGCTTCCCCCAAGCTGGACGGAATCAGGGCTCTTGTACTCGACGGGGTGCTGGTCTCCAGAAATCTCAAGCCCATCCCGAACAGGCATCTTCAAGACATGTTCTGTGGTGAGGACCTGGAAGGACTAGACGGTGAGTTGATCTTAGGAGACCCCTGCAGCCCCAGGGCCTTCTTGAACACCACCTCAGCCGTTAGGTCTCGAGATGGATACCCAGCGGCGGTGTTTTATGTCTTCGACGATTTTTCGATTTCCGAGGGGTTTGAAGGAAGATTGGCCTCCGCCCAGAGGAAGTCTACCAAGAGAGATAGGTATATTCAGCTGGTAGAACACCAGGTGATTAGGAGCCCACAGGAGTTGATCGAGCTAGAGAATAGATGGTTGACCCAGGGGTATGAGGGGGTAATGCTCCGAGACCCACAGGGGGCCTATAAGCAAGGACGCTCTACCTTACGTGAACAAGGACTGATGAAGCTCAAGAGGTTCTGTGATGCGGAGGCTCAGGTCATCGGATTCGAGGAGCAGATGCATAACTCCAATGAAGCTCGTCGTGACAACCTTGGGAGGATAGAGCGTAGTAACCACAAGGCGGGTATGGTGGGGAAGAACACCTTGGGGGCTCTCCTGGTCAAAGGGATCAATGGGACGTATACAGGAGTAGACTTCTCCATCGGGTCGGGATTCGACGACAGTCTTCGAAAGGACATCTGGGATAATCGGAATAGTACCCTGGGCCGAGTGGTTAAGTTCAAGTACTTTCCCACAGGGAGTAAGGATGCCCCTAGGTTCCCTACCTTCTTGGGGTTCAGGGAGGACTTATGAGGATCTCCAGAGAGGAGATGTTCATGGGAATGGCCAGGGAAGCTGCCAAGAGGTCTACCTGCCTGAGACTTAATGTGGGAGCTGTAGTGGCCAAAGAGGGTAGGACCATTCGAAGCTCAGGGTATAGCGGAGCTCCTCGAGGACTGCCTCACTGCTCTCCTTATATTTGCAATCCTCAGAGCCCATGTACTTCCACCGTACATGCTGAGATGAATGCTATTGCCTCAGCCCTGGGAGTAGAGCTGGATTCTCTGTATGGGGTGGTCAATAATACGGATGCCATGGACTTCCTAGTCCGAGTGATAGGGGGTCGTCTTCCGCTGCTGGGAGATTCCCTCTATTCTACTCACGCTCCGTGCATACAGTGTGCATCAATCATCCGGAACTCCGGAATCAAGAAGGTGATATATGAAACCCCATACCGTAAAACGGAAGGTATTGAGCTCCTCCGGTCCTCAGGAGTCATCGTTGAATGCTTCACCAAACAAGAGACGTCTGACTCGTCACACTGAGGAGAGAGACCCTAACTGCAGCCAGTGTGGGTTATGGGAGTCCGCTGAGACCGTCTGCATGTGGGGTCAAGGTCCCGCAAGGGCTAGCGTCATGGTGGTGACAGAGGCCCCCACTCAGGCAGCAGACTCCACAGGAAAGCTCATGGGAGGCCCGCCAGGTAAGCTCCTAAGGGAGCTTCTAGAGGAGGCTGGGGTAGAACTATCCGACTGTTATATCACCCATTCCGTGAAGTGTAAGCCGCCGGAGGGGGGCTCCCCATCGGCCTCTGAGCTCAAGGTGTGTAAGCAGTACCTGACAAAGGAGATTCATTCCGTTACCCCTCAGTTCATTCTCTCTCTAGGGGCGAGTGCTCTCAAGAGTCTCCATAAAGGGAAGATCACCGAGCTACATGGCCAGCCAATCGAACAGCCCGGCTACACCCTCTTCCCCACTTTCCATCCGGCCATGGCTCTACGAGATCCCAGCAAGCTTCCGGCCCTTAGGGGAGATCTGATGAGATTTGGAAAGCTGGTGAGAGGAGATAACCTAGTTCAAGACCCGATACACTACGAGGTCATCCGGACTCTAGGACAATGGAACTCCTTCATCGAGGAGTTTTCCCAGAGCCCTGAGTTCTCCTTCGACTGTGAGACCACAGGACTGGATGAGAATGCTCCTCGCTTTAAGGTGAAGTTTGGTAGAGAAGGATTTGAAGGACCGTCCGCTATCAACTCCCTTCAGATAGGACTGGCTTCAGGGAGAAACTTCTCCATCCCATTAGAGGTTAGGGACTCCCCATGGAAGGGAAAGCATTCTCAGCAGAGGATGTTCATCGAAACCTTAGTGGACCTTCAAAGGGAACTAAAGCTCAAGGCGGTAGCCTGGAACGGGAAATTCGACAACCGGTGGCTAACTAAGGTCTATGGAGTAAAGTTCTTCCTGGACTTCGATGGGATGCTGGCCCATCACACCTTGGATGAGAACAGCCCTCATGGGCTCAAGGAAGTAGCCGTAGCTGAATGCGATGCTCCGGCCTACGACGTCGACTTGAAAACCAAATTGGGGCTAGGTGAACTGGAGCCCTTCTATCGTTACGGATGCGAAGACGTTTATTGGACCCTAAAGCTCTACTATATCTTCAGGAAGAGGATTCTTCAAAACCACTCCCTCCGCCGACTGTTCTATCAGCTGGTCATGAGATCCGCCCGGATGTTCGAGAGTATCGAGGCCAATGGCCTCTATGTGGATCTTTCTCTACTGGGTAAGACCGAGAAGAGGCTCATCCATGAGAGAGACGAATTGCTCTGTGAGCTGAATGAGATCGCCAGGGACAATGGAGTTGATGAGGTAAATTGGGGTTCTCCTGCTCAAGTAGGAGGCTTTTTGTTTGAGGCCTTAGGACTACCCATTCTGGAAAAGACTCCTAAGGGAGAGCCCAGCACCTCGGAGTCGGTCCTGATGAGACTAAAGGACCAGTCTCCTGTGGCTGAGTTGATGGTGAAGATCCGAGGAGTGGAGAAGAATCTATCCACCTATGTTCTCGGATGGAAGGAGTTGATGCACGGCCCATACCTATACCTATCCACAAAACTGCATGGGACGGTCACAGGGCGCTATGCCTCTCGACTTCACCAGGTCCCGAGAGATCCCTCCATCAGGTCCCACATCACCGCTCCTCCGGGGTGGACACTGGTGGTAGCTGACTATTCTCAAATAGAGCTGAGGCTAGCGGCCATGCTATCCGGAGACCAAAGGATGATGATGATCTTCCAGACTGGCGGAGACATCCATTCCGCCACCGCCTCTGAGATAACAGGGATAGATCCCGGGAAGCTCACCAAAGAACAACGGAAGATGGGCAAGCCCGTCAACTTCGGCTTCCTGTATGGGATGTGGTGGAAGAAGTTCAAGGATTATGCCCGAGACAACTACGGAGTGATCTTCTCCGATGAGCAGTCCAAGAAATACCGAGAGAGATTCTTTGAGGTCTATAGCTCCTTGTCCTCATGGCACGAAAGGATGCGAAGAACCGTGAGACTGTTCGGAGAGGTAGCCTCACTAAGCGGAAGACTGCGTAGACTCCCAGGGGTGTATAGTATTGACAAGACCATTCAACAGGAGGCTGAGCGCCAGGCCATCAACAGTCCAGTTCAAGGATTCGGGTCAGGAGACCTCAAGGCGATGGCCATGGTGGAGATACATGACACCTTCGACCCGGAGCAACTGAGGATTGTGGGAGAGGTCCACGACTCCATCCTCATGTGGATCAGGACGGAGTACTTAGGTGAGATAATACCCCAGGTCAAAGGTATCATGGAGGATCCTCAACTGCTGACGGTATTCAAGATCAAGATGACCGTCCCCCTGGTGGCGGATTTTGAGGTAGGTCCATGGGGTATTGGGGAGAAGTGGGAGTTTTAACTCCTACCCATTTGGGTTATAATGAAGTCTGCAACTAGGGAGAATCAAAGATGAAGATCTTCTTTCCAGAGGTTCTAAAGGTGTCCTTCTCACGCATCAAGTTATGGAGAAGGTGCCAAATGGCCCATCACTATCGGTACTATCAGGGACTTCGAAAAATCAAGAAGTCCAAGCCTCTATGGATGGGTACAGCCATCCATGAGTGTATCGAGGAGTTTCATGAAGGAAGGGACTGGAGGGCTCCCTTGGAGAAGTTTCGGTCCGAGTACAACAAGCTCTTCAATGAGGAGAAAGCCGAGCTGGGGGATCTGCCACGAGATCTAGAGGTCATCATGGAGGGATACCTTCAAGCCTACTCTCAGGACGGATTGGTCTACCCCATCAGAAGAAGGGGAGTCCGTACTGAGATCCCGGTGATAGTGGACCTAGACCACGAGACTCAGTTCGTTTCCTATATAGATGCTTATCCGCAAGATGAAGAGGGCCGCAATTGGCTGATGGACCACAAGTCCTGTTCGAAGATCCCGGATGAGGCTACCCGATTCTCTGACCTTCAACTGGTGACCTATGGGTGGCTTCTTCCACAGCTGGGGTATCCAAAGCCCGATGGAGTCATTTGGGATTACATTCGAACGAAGGCTCCTACCATCCCCGAGACCCTAAAGAGTGGAGAGCTGAGTAAGTCATCCAAGATTGATACCACCTACGAGGTTTATATGGCCACGGTGGACCGAGTTCTTGGGAAGAAGGCCCGACCGAACTATGAGGAATTTGCTTCCTCGCTTCGGGGAAAAGAGGACTCCTTCTATCGAAGAGTGAAGCTGCCTTCACCCCCACGGGTCCTAGAGGAGAACCTGGTAAAAGACCTGCTATTCTCTATCGCGGAGATCCGGTCATTAGGTCCCAAGGCCACGGTGAGGAATTTGACCAAAGATTGTTCCCGATGCAGCTATTACAATCTGTGTCAGGCAGAAGTTCGGGGGCTGGACGTTGAGTTCATCCGTAAGTTGGAGTATACTGTCAAAGGAGAAAGTGATGAAGAGGTTAGTGAAGAGAGCGGCTCCCGCCGCTCCGAAAAGTAGCATCTCAGACCGAATGGTACCGGTCTCTAGTATGGGCTTGGTCCTGGCTGCACTATTCTACGGAAGGGCTGGTACAGGCAAGACCACACTGGCCTGCTCATTCCCGGGGCCTATCCTGCACCTGGATATTCGCGAGAAAGGCACCGACTCGGTGTCGGACCTGGACTATGTGGATACCATCTCGATCCAGTCCTGGAAGGACTTCGAAGAAGTCTATTGGTACCTGGTCAGCGATGAGAATAAGTACAAGACTGTGGTGATAGATGTACTCACCCAGCTTCAGGACATAGCCGTAGAGCAGGCCTTGAAGGAGCAAGGAAAGCCCGCCCCAACCAAGCAGACCTGGGGCGAGGCCTCCGGAAAGCTCAAGACCTGGATCATCAACTATCGGGACCTGGTGGAGCGGGGGATCAACGTGGTCTTCCTGGCCCACGACCGAGCCCATGAGGGTGAGGAGGGAGAGGATGGAGAGCTCACCCCGTCCATCGGTCCTCGTACCATGCCCTCTGTGGCCAGTGTACTCACGGCCTGTGTCAAGTTGACCGGGAATACATTCATCAAGGAATCGATCAAGAAACTGGCGGGAGGAAAGATAGACAGGAGGGTAGTCTACTGTCTGAGGTTAGGTCCTCATGCCTATTACGATACGAAGGTTCGCCAGCCCAAAGGGAGCTATGTTCCTGATGTGCTGGAGGACCCTCACTATGACTCTCTGATCAGCATTATGAAGGGAGAGTTCAAAAAACAGATGGAGGGAACTCCATCACCTGCAGTACGTAAACTTAGAAAAGGAGAATGAAGATGGCAACACCTCGCAATCGTCAAGCAGCAAATCGGGCCAAGAGGGGAATCTCGGTGGACTTCTCAGACACCGAGTCCCAACAGGTCATCGATGAAGGGGACTACATCGCCGAAGTGGACGAGGTAGAAGTCAAGACCAGCGAGAACTCGGGGGCAGATTATCTGTCCTTCAAGTTCAAAGTCGTTGATCACGACAAGTTCAAGGGGAAGGTCTTCTACCACAACTGCTCCCTGCAGCCACAGGCCCTGTTCAATCTTCGCGGGGTCCTCGAGGCTCTGGGCCTGGAAGTTCCGCAAGGGGCCATGGACTTGGATCCTGCCGATCTCATTGGTCTCCAGTGTGGGGTAGCCCTGGTCCATGAGACCTACGAAGGGAAGACCAAGGCCAAGCCCGCCGAGTTCTTCCTTCCGGAAGAAGGTGAGGAAGAGACTCAGCCCAAGGTCAAACCGGCAGCGGCGGCTAAACCCCCTGCCCCTAAGAAGAAGACGGTCAAGAAATCCATCGAAGTGGACTCCTCCGTCACTTTCGTGGATGACGAGGGCAACGAGCAATCAGGTGTGGTCACCGGTATCACTGATGACATGGCCGATGTTCAGGTGGATGAGGATATTTGGGAGATCCCCCTCTCTGATCTCACTCTGGCTTAATCGCCTCAACAAGATAAGCCGCCCTTCGGGGCGGTTTTTTGTGCTTAAGAAAAACTTCAAGATTGACCATTTACTTTCTCCTTTAATCTCCTTAAGATGAAAACACCATCAACCAACCAGGAGAAACGACATGAGCAAGGTTCATCACATCGACGTAAGATATAGCCGGTCCTACGCTACATATGGTCGGGCTGTTAAAGAGGCCGAAGCGGTAATCTCTAAATTAGGATTGAACTCAACCGTTGTCATTATCGCAGCGACTGGGGACAAACATGACCGATTCTCCCCGGTATTTCGTTTGGGACAGCAAGAGCAATTCGTGATGGGCGCACTGGCCCATAACGGTTACAACGTTGTCTAGGAGAACCTATTTACAATCTTACCCCTTTGTCTTAAGATTCAACCGTAGTACATTACTAACCAACCAGGAGAACTAACATGAAACACATCCACACCGAAGCCCTGAGCTATTTCAACCAACTCCGTGATCGGGCCATCGAGGAAAAGATCCGGGCCTCTGATGCTATCCGTATGGTGATGAACGTTTATCACCTGAGCCGGAAGGAGTTGAAGCATACTGCCTCCGCGGTAGGGATCAACCCCCTGACCGCTCGCAATGTCTATGACCGCCTCTCAGGAGTCTAACATGGGAGCCCTAAAGCTCAACTTCACCTCCAGAGTCTTCATGAGGGACAAGACTCGGGTCCACCTGATGGTTCGGGAGGGAGCCGCAGGATCTTTCTTCCTGAACATGGAAGACGGGATCATCGATGTCATCAAGGTCCCTAAAGAAGAGGGAGAGTATCGGATCTACAAAGTCAACGAGGGTGAAGTCAGTGACCCTGCGGTCAAGAGGATCTACTACCCCCTCGTTCCCATAAATCAGGACCCGCTTCGAGTGGCTCAGGTCATGTGGGATTCCACACTGTCCAAGAGCCCTAAGGCCGAGCGTGAACTTCGGGTCTTCCTGGGGCTGGGAACGGTCCTTGAGGAAGAAACTCCCGAGAGGCCTATGAAGGGCACAGGGGCCACCGGAGCTCTTACCCTGGCGGGTATCTGTGAGGAACTGGGGATAGAGCCTGCAAAGGCCCGTAAGCTCCTCCGTGGACATGCTGAGAAGCCTCAAGGAGGATGGGCTTGGGAGACACCAGAGGAAGCCTCCTCCATCCGGGAGTTACTGAGGAGCTTATCATGAAACTAGTGTGGAGGGTGTCTCCCAAGCCCACAGGTCAGTATCGTTCCTTTGAACAGAGGGGCTGGCCCTTCGCAGCTTGGATAGACTCCGGAGGAGAGTCTCACCCAGCCTGTCATATCATCTGTGAGGATGGGTACTATCCTCCGGACGTGAAGATCGGCAATCATAAACCCCTCAAGATCCGGGTGATGGATTACCGTGAGCGAAGTCACGGGGGTAACTGTCCCTGGACTGCTAAGATGACCAAGGCAGAGTTCAAGACCCTAGATGAGGCTAAGGCTTGGTTCAAAGAACACGGGTCCAAGTATGCCCCCAAAGCACTCACTGACTAAGCGGGTCCAAGAGAGGTTCGGGATCAAAGGGACTCTACGGGGCTATCAGCTACGAGCTGCTCAATTCGGGGTCGAGCACCCGAACTTCGCATTACTCATGGCCCCCCGCCTAGGGAAAACTCGGGTGGCCATCTCCGTCGCGGGCTATCGTAGAAAGAGAAAGCAGATTGACCTGTGGATTGTGGTCTGTCCCTCTATTGCCAAGGAGGTGTGGAAAGATGAGATCCGTGCAACGCTAGACCTTCCACACGAGGTGACCATCCTGGAGGGGAAGGCAGATGAGAGAAAGCTCTCCATGAAGTCCTTCAAGCCTATCCCTGGGAAGTTACATATCATGATCATGAACCCGGAGGCCACCTGGCGTATCAAGAAGTGGCTCTACAAATCCAATCCCTGTATGGTGACCGTGGATGAATCCCATCGGTTTAAGAACCACGCTTCCAAACAGTCAGGGGCCTTACATACCCTAGGAAGAAGGGCGAAGTACCGCAACATACTGACCGGCTCCTTCATGTCCAAGCCCACAGATGCCTTCTCTCAATACAAATTTCTTGATCCGAGTATCTTCGGGACCATCTGGCATGATCGGTATGATAAACACGAAGGGGAGGGATTCCTCAATCGGTATGTTAGGTCATGGGGTTTCGGAGGCCACAAGCCGGCAAGCTTCCATCGGCTGGAGGAGATGAACGAGAAGATCCAGTCCGTTGCCTTTATGCTGGACCGTGAGCAGGCGGGGGGTTTTCCAGTCGAGCAAGTCCAGGACTTCTACTTCGACCTGACGAATCCCGCCCTGAGGCACTACCTGGAAATGGAGGAAGAGCTCAAGACAATGGTTAGAGATCAGGAAGTCTCCGCCTCCATCATCCTAACCCAGGCGCTTAGGCTACAGCAGATAGCAGGCGGATTCCTCCCTCTAAGAGATCCGGATGACTGCTCTGTAGTCCACAACCAATCCCTAGGAAAGGACCGCCTAGACGCCCTTTCCGAGCTTCTGGAGGAGTACCCTAAGGACTGTCCCCTGGTGATCATAGCCAAATTCCGGTATGAGCTAGACGCCATCCTGGGCCTGTTGAAAAAACAAGGACGAAGCTCAACTTCTATCCGGGGAGGGATGAAGAACTCCGAGCGAGAGGATTCAAAGAAGGCCTTCATGAACGGACGAGCAGACGTCTGTGTGGTACAGCAGCGAGCGGGGATCTCAATTGACCTGAGCCGAGCCCGTACCCTCATCTTCCACAGCTACACCCAAAGCGGGATTGACTATGAGCAGGCCAAGGCCCGAGTGATCGCCAGGAGTGGGGGATCAGTGTCCCTACTCCACCTGGTGGCTAGGGGTACGGTTGATGAGGGGATACTGGGATCGGTTCGAGACGGGTTTGACCTGGTGAAGAGCATCTTGAAGAAACTTCAAGATTGACCATTTACAATCTCATCGACTAGTCTTAGGATGGGCTTGTATCATTCATCAACCAACCGGGAGAATTACATGACTGAAGAACGTATCATCGACAAGATTCGCAAATTGTTGGCCCTGGCCAACAATGAGGCGGCTACCGAAGGGGAACGAGACAACGCCCTGAGAATGGCCTACAACCTAATCGCCAAGCACAACCTGGAGATGTCCGACATCAATCCTAAAGAGGAGAAGAGGACTGATACCGAAGAGATCTTCTATGGGAGACCCTGGGCTAAGGATATTTGCAAAGCAGTGGCAGAACTCTTCTTCTGCAAGTACTATATCCAAAGGTCCTCCACTCGCAATATGCTCCACCACCATTTCGTAGGAAAGCTATCCAACTCAGTCACCGCCATGGAACTCTCTATGTTCTTAGTCTCTTCCGTCAGGAGAGAGGCCGGAAAGAGAGCTAGAGCTCTGGGGATGGGGGCCGAGTGGAGGAGAAGCTTCTCGGAGGGGGTGCTTCTCAGATCCAGACTAGGGTTTGGGAGATGAGAAAACAGAAGGAGGTTGAGACCTCAGAGTCCACAGGGACTTCCCTGGTTCTGGCGGATTACTACAAGATTGAAATAGAACTCAATATGGCTTTTCTAAAGGACCAGGGAATAGAACTGAGGAGGGCCAAATCCTCTAGAAGCTCCTCGGTTCTGGGGTCGGCCATGAGGGAGGGGAAGGAGTACGGTTCCAAGCTTCCCCTAGGAGCTTCAGTTGAAGGAACCAAGATAGCCGGCCTTTTAGGCTGATTCGAAATCAGAGAACTAAGGGAGACAACCAAGATGAACCCATTTACAAATGATGATGAAGCAGATAGAATGACACCATCTCATATTCAAGACCTCATCGAATCTGAGACTAACCACCATACCAACCACCGTGAAGAGGATAACATGAACGAACCCGTGAAGAAGAAAACTGTTTCTGCCAAGCCTGCCGCCAAAGCCGCTGCACCTGCCAAGCCTGCTGCACCTGCCAAGCCTGCTGCACCTGCCAAGCCTGCCAAGCCTGCCAAGAACACCTCTGGCCTGCGCGGCCGCCAGGTACCCGAAGGCCATATCGGCCTGGAGGCTCTGGCTAAGGAATTCAAGACCACCCCTGTGGCTCTTCGTCGTAAGCTGCGGAACTCCGAGGTCTCCAAGCCGGATTCCGGGGTCTGGGCCTGGAAGGATGGCTCTCGTGAACTGGCCGCAGTTCGCAAGCTGCTGGCTCCCGAGGCGAAGTAACCCTAAGCCTCACCCACCAAAAGAGCCCTTCGGGGCTCTTTCTCATGGAGGACCTATGAAAGAATCTGCTCTGTGGAGAAATCTAAGCCCTGAGCTACAGAGGTTCGGAAAGTTTCAAAAGATCTCGGACCGATTCACCCCTGGGGTACCTGATGTGATAGGGTCCTGTAAGAGCCCGGGAGGGCCTCTGGGCGTGCCTGTGGCTCTCGAGCTTAAGGAGTTCTCAGGAATGAGGGTTTTGAAGGTCAAATTCCGCCCTCGTCAACTAGACTGGCTGAGGGAGTGGGAGGAAGCCGGGGGGAAGTCCTTCATACTGTCTTCTCATGGCAACAGGGTACTGATGGCTCATCACCACAGCCATGGACCTGAGTTAGAACAGGGGGTGAGTGCGGAACGAGCCTTCGACCTGGCTACCCTCTACTACGACTCTCCGGGATCTAGAAGATGGAAGGATTTTACTTCACTCTTGGTGGATCATTTACTTTCACCTCATGGAGGTATAATATGATCCTATCAACAAGGAGGTTCTCATGCATCCCATATTGTTCTTCTTCTTTTCCACAGTCTTTTTGCTCTGGGCTGTTCTTCAGCTGGTAGAGTTATCCTGGCCCTGGGTCAAGAAGATCATCCGTTTGTATCTTTCACTATAGGGAGGGGAAGCGATTATGAGCCTTAATGACCCAGATCCACATACTGGACACCCCATGGGGTCCTATCGTCAAGACCCAACGGGGAGACATCAACCTTTATCTGTGAGTGACCGTGACGAGATGTCTCAGATCCTGGGTCAGGGAATTTGGCTAGGAGTAGGGGCCTTGCTGGTGGTACTCTTCATCTTGGGCTTTTGGCTCTTTCGGTGATGACGGGCTTTGAGGTAGCCATTACCTGCCTGGCCCTCAACGTCTATCATGAGGCTAGGAATGACCCTCTAGTGGGGCAGTTAGCGGTGGCCATGGTGACCCTGAACCGGACTAAGAGGACGGGTGACATTTGTCAGACGGTCTTCGAGCCCTACCAGTTCTCTTGGACCATTGAGGGAGTGAGGGGAGGGGTGGTAGTTCCCGATTATCGGCCTAAGAACCACCAGGCCTGGGAAAGGGCTCAGATGGTAGCCAGAATGTCCTATCAGATACTCGATTTTACTCATGGAGCCACACACTTCCACACCCAGGCTGTGGACCCTAAGTGGAATAGGGGAATGAGAAGGGTGGGAGTGTTCGGCAGTCACATCTTTTATAAGGAGGGAACGGATGGACTTGCTAGACCGTCTAAGTGAGGAGATGTGGCGGGCTCGTTCAGAGCATGTGAGGAAGTATTACTATGAGCCGGAGATGCTCGTGAAGTTCTCCGCACAGGGGTACTGCCAGGCTAGGGCTTCTAAGAAGGCCCTTTTCTTATTCTCCAACCCGAATCTCTCTGTGATCCCGACTGTGATCGGATACCCTTTTTCAATTGATCCGCATCAGGAGAGAGACTTCCTCATCAGTGTTTGGGAACCCGTAAGGAAGGGATTTCCGTGGATTCCTACAGGCCCTGCTCGTCCGCCCACTGTATCCAAGCCTTAACCCTCTCACGGCACTCTGCGAGCGAATAGACGGCGTCTGTAGCCACGTTTAGCAGGTCTCCCATGTCCGCCCCCTCCTGAAGAGGTTTGGCGGCCTTACACTCCACCTTAAGGGCTGCCGGGGCTGGAGGCAACGGCGCTGTTGTAGAGCAAGCGGCCAGACTCAGGCAACAAACAACGGTACTCAATCTTGGTAGTCTCATGGAATATCTCCTTAGTGGATGAGAGCCTCTTGTCTCCGATCCGGTCAAGCGTAGTCTGTAGGGACTGTCCGAGGGCCTCGGCCCTTTCTGCCGCCTTCCGATAGGCCTTCTCAGAGGCCGATTGTGCGGACAACTGTTCAGAGTCGCTCTTCCATTGATGAACTAGCCAGCCAGAGGCTACTCCCAGAATGAAGATGACTCCAGCCAGCCCCAGCTTCTCGAAGGTGGTCATTGGGGCTTCTCCTGGTCAGGAGAAGTACGGAACTTCTCCGTCCATTTACTGTTGGCTCCCCCCAACACCCAGATACCCATGTAGGTGGTGAAGTACCACTCGCTAATCTTGTCATTCAAGACCAAATACACGAAGGACCAGGTGGAAGAGGCCAGTGCGACGAATACCCCGATCCTCCACAGGGAGGTCTTCCCGTCGGCATCAATGAAGGCCTGGGCGAAGTCAAACTTGCTGGCCTGGTCTCGAGAGGCTCGGTATGCCAGCATGAAAGCCAGGATCCCCAGAAGTCCAAGGATGACTCCAAAGGTCAATTTCGGTGTAAGCATTCTCTACTCCTTAGGGCAATCCATAAATCTCAACCGTCACCGGTTGATGATCGTCTAGCGCCTTTTGGATCTCATTCATGACCCAAGTCAGGGCGGTAGCACAATTGTGGATAGTGGTGACTTTCTTGTAGGCACCCACTAGGATGCAGCCTTCGGTGTCAGACTCATCATTCCCCCCATGGATCCTGACCCCGGTGAATCCGTCTACTCCCAGCAGCTCCGGAAGCATCCTACGGAACCTAGGACTCATGGTGATATGACACTGATAGGTCCCAACGGGTATGGCAGTTTCTTTTGGTATCTTCCAATGGCTGACAGGCTCCCCCTTCCTTTCCCGAACGGTATCTTCGAGAGTGTAACACACGAACTTCCCGTCAATGTATAGACTCCCAATGGTGCACTTCGGAAGGAAGGACTCCCGCTTGACCAGGATTTTCATGGCTTTCTCTCGCTCAGCCTATCCAGCTTGGCATTGATGACCCGTAGGTCTTCTCTCAGGGCATTCACCAACTCCCTCCGGGACTCCTCCTGACGGTCATCTGCCCGCATCAACACCGGAGTGGTAGCCTCCAATAGGGATACTCTCTTCTCCACAGTGGTAGCCCAGATCAACATTGACACCGCTACCGAGAAGGTGGTGATGATATGCCCTATCGAGACATTCTTCTCCAAGTGCCAACCTCTACGCTCCGAATCCATCTTCACTCCTTTCCCTATTGACCCTATTTATTGAGAGACTTACCACGGGGCCACAGGTAGTCCGGCGATAAGTTCAGCTTCGGTCGGTACAGGAACTGTGCCGGCCGTCACCTGGCCAAGCAGCGCAACGCAATGCTCCCACACCGCGTCGCGCCAGGTGTTGATCGCGGCGGCTTCGGCGGCGATGCCGTGTGACTCGAAATACCAGTCCGCCACGACGAATCCGACGAAGCCATGAAGAAGCTGATGGACATCTCTCCGACCAGCTCGATCAGGTTGAATGCGCGGGTGTGGCCCGCCTTCACGCGGCGATACCAGCTGGTCAGACCACCCAGCAGGCTCATCACCGTCAACAGCGTCCAGGTCGCAAATCCCCACAGGGTCGGGTCTTTTTTCCGGCATCACTCCCATCCTTTCAATCGGCATAAAAAAGGCCGCTGGAAGCGGCCGGATACTTGCATCACAACAACAACAGAGCTACCCTCTGCCCGTCATCCACCCATAAAGATCGCACGGACTCGGCGGCGGGTCGCCCGGCTGCCACGGCGTCTCGCCGCCGCCGGCCCAGATGTCGTTGTTGACCATCTCCGAGCAGATCACGCCGCCGGCATTGCGCGTGCTCTTGCCGAACAGATGGTACAGCGGGCGCAGTGCGAACAGCAGGTAGTCGATGAATCCGTAGCGGTTCTCGTCGCTGGTGAGCTTCTCCTCGAGGTAGTCTCGCGTCACGTTGCCCGGAGCGTCGAACAGCGCTACTTGGTCCTGCGGGTAGTACGGCCACTTCCTGCGGCGGCGCAGCAGGTTCATGTCGTACATCAGGCCCGCTTCCTCGTCGACCCATGCCACGTGATAGGCCGGGCAGCCAGTGAAACGCTGGGTCAGGCGTCCGGACAGCTTGTTGGCGTTGATGATGACGGCGATCTTCATGGCTACACCGCGGGGAACGATGCCGGCCAGCCGGCGGAGAAGTCGTAGGCCGCAGGGTCCGCGGCGATCTCCATCGCGGCCTTGTGGGTCTCGGCAGCAGCGAATGCCGTGAAGTCCAGCCCGCTTACTGCGTTGAACACGTCCTGAGCGCGCTGCACCGTCATGTTGATGAACGTGCCGTCCATGGTCTTCCACTTGATGTCCACGCCGCCGTACTGCAAGACGGTCGTGCCAACAGCGCCAGCAGTCAGCGCCTGCTCGGCCATCTTGAGCAGGGCGAGGTACTTAATGCGGCTTGCATCGTCGGTGTGGTACCACTTGGTGCCGACCTTCACGCCGCCGAGCAAGACGGTGTCGCGCTTGGATTTAATACGATTCCATAGGTCGCTATTTGAAGGCGGGGCGGCAGTATCAGGAATTCCGCCTGCGGTTTGCCAATTCAAGAATTCCGAGTCGTCGCGAGGATAAAAACGATGGTTATCCGCAACACGAATGATCACCTCTTTTCTATCATCGAGATACCTATAGGGCATATTCATATCATTTCCTTAAAGTGTATAAACAAAATCGGTAGTCCACAGCTTCTTCGTTCCAGAAGCCGTCCAGTTGCCAGACAGACCCGCCTTATTGAGCGTGATCACGCTTCCAGACACCGACGCTTCTGCCCAAGTTCCTGAGCCGTTATCGGAAACGGAAATAAGATGTGTATCCTTGATTGCAGACGGCTGGATCGCAGCCGGAAGGCCAGTTAGAGTGAAGTTGACGGCATTAGATGTGCCAGTTAGCGATCCGGTTGGAATCGTCAGGATCACAACACCGTTAATAATCTTGTAGGTCGCGGTTGCAGTCGGGTTAACCGCAAACCCGGTTCCCGTTATCGTAAAACTACCTGTCGATACGGGCAGCCCGATACAATTCCACGTAGATGCGCCGTTGCTGCTGATGAATACAGAATCACCCGGCGACAGGTTCATCGTATTGGCGGCAGACGCTCCAGATGGTGTATTCGCGTTGATGTTCTGTGCGCCGGAACCCTTCAATGCGACAGGGACAGAGGCTTGATTGACCACCCAATAACCATATCCGGCCGGTACAATCGCCGCATCCGGCAAGGAAAGTTGCTGGCCACTTGTCGAGCCGTAATACGTGAACACGTTGCCCAACTGACCTAGAGTCAAATTCGCATTCGCATTTGCAGAATTCAATCCGCTCGTATTGCCTTGAGCTCCTTTAACAAACGCCGTCGTCGCCATCTTCGTCGTATTGTCGAACTGGGCCTGTGTGGTTCCCGCCCCGTTGATGGCATTCTTCAGGTATGTGGCCAGGTTGGCTATAGTGAGGGAGTCATCAATGTTCGTAGCTTGGTTATCAGCCATGAACTGAGCTACGGCCGCGGAGATGACCGAGCTCTGTCTCCACACCTTATTCATCTGAGCAGAGGAAGCTATCCCCGACAGGAACCCGTCAGCCAGTAGGGCCGTGAGGGCAGCATATTGTGCATCAGTGAGGACGTTTGCGCCAGGGTCCTGTGCAAACGGGTAGATCTTATTAGTGGCCATGGGTGCTCCTTAGTGGTTAGGCGGGGGTGATTAAAGTCCAACCTCCGGAGTCAAATCCGGAGAACAGCGGTGTATCCATGTCCAAGGCGAAGAGAGGGCCGGGGACAGTTTGAGTATAGTAATTACTGATCCTAACCCCGGCCGGCTTAAGGTCCAGATACCCGCCAGTAAGCAGGGCTAAGGTCAGGGGGTCAGGGTAGCTTGTTCCTACCAGCCCCAGATCCATCGAGAGGTCCTGATGGTCTTCTATGATTATCTGGTATCCCAGAGGCCCGAACAGGATAGCAGAGAGGAGGTAAGCATCCGGTATATCACAGTCCCACCGGTTGTTCATCACTCGGGCCTTAAGCAACAGGCGGTAGTGCTCATCCGGAAGTGAGACCAGGCCGGTGGTGGGGTCACCAATACCCTGCCAGATGCCCTCATCGAGTCCTACCCCTGAGGTATCTAGGGAGAAGTAGACCCCAGTAATCGGGACATCTAAGTTCCTAGACCTTCCCACCCACTGTCCAACGACGTCTAGTTGACTGCCTACAGCCTGGTCTATATCGTAGAGGGCAGACAGTAGAGCTACCCGTTCTGCTATCTCTGCAAAGGGCTGACAGGTTAGCCCCACCATCTCCACAAACTTGGCCTTGTCGGCATGTTCTGAGGTGATGAGGTTAGTGAAAGGAGTCAAGTCAGCCATGGTTAAGTCACCGTCAATCCGATATTTGCGATGGCCCCACTAGCCGCCTCATTGAAGGCAATGGTCAAATCTATCACCCCCACAGGAGCCGGGGCGAACCCCTGGGTGAAGGCTGTGATCTTGAAGGTCTTCCCCAGAGGGGTGCTCATGAGCCCAGCTACCGACTTTGCCTGTTCTATGTAGACATCTTCTCCGATGTCCAGGGAGTTCAGGTAATCCACCAAGGCCTGTTTCAGTGCATCCCCTGTAGTAGAGACATATCCGGTCAGGGCCTTGATGGTCACCGCAACATATACGGGCTTGTCGGCCAAGATGAAATAGTTCACCGTAGAGGTGAGCCCTATCGGGTCCGTGACGGTCACGCTAGTGGTTCCGTAGGTTTGAATCCCAGGGGGCTTTCTCCCGTAGATGGCCTGCCCTATATCAGAGGACAGTCCCCCTTCTGCCACCAGAGAAAAGGAATGAGCGGGGATACCGTTTGCATCCGTAGAGCCAGTGTCATTCTCATAGGCCTTATATCGCCCAATCCCTGGAATGTTCCCCACCGCCGACAGAATTGCAGGCAAGATTCCCAAAGCCGGCAGACTGGTGGATACCGACTGTCTCTGGCGGAGTTCCGCATCCGTCTCCACAGGTTGACCTGCAGAGGCGGGAGCCGTATTCGAAAAGGACTGCCAGCCAAGCTGGGGATTGTAGATCTGGTTGATGGTTCCCGTCCCTGCACTTATGGAGCCGGGGTCCTGAGCAGTGACCGTTACTGAGATGGACCCACCTCCGGGGATAGTCACAGTAGCAGGGAGATCCCAGAGGTTCCCATTGTCGTCCTTGACCACTCCTGAGGTGATGACCGTTCCGGCTACCCCAATCACATTGCCAACCGCAGTAGAATGAGTGGAGACCAGTCGAGCTAGTCCGTTGATCTTCACCAGAGAGGACAGTCCAACTCCTTGAGAGTACGTCGGGGAGAAGGATTGATAGACTGCGATCATCGCCTGGTTGCTCTGGTGGATGGCATTCGCCAAGATGGCAATCCACTGCCCGTCTTGAGAGTCCGGGTCCACGTAGATGTCGGAGCCGTATATCAGCTTGAATGACTCAATCAAGCTTTGATAGATGTCCGAGTAGGGCGGAGCGGTAATCCCCGAGGAGTCGATGGTCGGGGCCAATGTGGATAACGGATATGTGGTCATAGCGATGTGGTCAAAGGAGTGGTTCCATAAAGGGTATCAAGGGTGCAGTTCACATAGATCGCTCGAGTGACCTGGTCAATCCCACTGGAGTAGGAGGCCAGTCCAGTTACTCCAGGAGTCTCCAGTATCACCGATTGAATGGCCGAATCGTAGAGAGTGGCCTTTCCGGTTCCTAGAATCTGGGACTCGTATGGGGTTCCTCGGTTGAGGTCCAGAAACCACTCCCCTTGAAATAACTTGAGACGGGTCAATACCGCCTGAGCAACTGCTTCCGGAGAGTCCTTGTGGAAGTTCCCGGCTCCTCGCCCAAAGACATAGTCTCCTGAGTCCGACAATTTTCTGTATATCATGATCACCCTGTAGGAGTAGAGGTAGAGCCGCCCTGTGGATCTGAGTGGACATGTCCACCCACAGTATGTCCATTGAAGGTCCCTTCGCCCTGGAAGACCGCCGTATTGCTTCCTGTGACGTTCCCTGCAAGGTGTATGGTAGGAGCGGTGATCGTGACCCCGCCAGGAGCCACTATGTTCACCAGCTGGCCATCCTTGACCTCCACGTAGGTGGACCCGTTGTTGGAACGAAGTTGAACCGAAGTCGAGCTGAGCCCCGTTAGCACTCTAGGCTTTGAAAAAGGGCCAGGGATAGCGAATCCATCGGAGAGGTCATGCATCCTCCACTCCATAAGCCGCTGATCCTTCTCTCCCCCATGGTACCACCAGGCGTCTATACACCGAGAGGCCAGTACCACTAGGACCTCATCCCCTTTCTCTATAGGAAAGGTCAGGGTGAATCCGCCCCCCGCCGGAAAGACCACAGGGACATCCAGGAGAAGGGGGATCTTCACCTCCTTGATGCTTCCATCCGACTCCCTGAGGGGTATCAGTAATGGAATGCGGATGGTGCAGGTCATGCTACTGGGAAAATACTCCTCCACCACTCCAGGGAGTGAGGTCCACAGTTCCTTTTGCCATCCCCGAAGAGCGGCCAGGAGGGTAGACCTTAGGTCCTCGACTCTTTCTCTGCGGTCCATGTCAGTTCTTCGGTATGACTTTTTGGTTGGGGTCTGTCTGGGACATATCTACGGCTAGGCAGGTCAGGGTGCTCTCCCAATCTCTTCCTCTAGTGTCTCCCTCATGGTCTACTGCGAAGACTCTATAGTGACCCGTGGGAGAGAGCTTGGTGTTGTAAGAGAATCCGGTATATTGATCAAAAGCGATTGGGGCATCTGTAGCTTGATAGAGCTTATTGATCACTTGGTTGTCTAGTTGAACCAGTCCGCCAATCCGGATCTTGGGGTTCAAGAGGCATCGAAGGACTATGCCTCCTCCTGTCTGCTCGGGTAGCCCCAGAAGGCCGGTCTCTCGGTTCAGCTGAAGAACTGAGCCCTCAGCATAACCCCTCATGGGCAGGACTTGGACCACCCCGTTCTGGATGGACCACGAGGCATCCAGCTTCCCAACCACGTTCCTCATGGAGGCTTTCGCCATCCCGAACAGGACCTTCCCTCGGAGATTAGGAACGTGGAGGTCATCAGTGAAGTCCTTCATGCTCAGGACTTGGTCTACCGACTGATTGGTCTTGAGTTGCTTATTCACCTCTTCTGCCATTGCCTTGACAGATTCTTTTACTATCTGAGCCGGGGTAGGATCCTTTAGTGAGGTATTGACAAATCCCTGATTGTATCCAATGTCCCAGTCCGCCGCCAGAATATCCAGGTAGGTGTCCTTAGCATTCTCCCTCCCCACTCGGAATTGTCGAATGGTTCCACGAAAGATAAGCCCGAAATTACTTTGATACCCAGCTTGGAGTATCACCTCACTGTATTCCCCCTTGACGGCCAGGCTATCCACCAGACTAGGGGCTAGGTTATAGACCCGGATGGATGCATGGTTAGGGCTTTCGAGGTCCGTTGCTTGAACATCAAACTTGATCCGGAAGTCAGAGAGATCTATTCCTTTCTCTCCGGTGGCCAGCACCAAAGTCACCTTCCTGAGATATAAGGAGTCTTCCATGGTCATGTAGTGGTGAAGTAGAGATGGCCCATGATCCCTAAATTCTCAAAGGTCGGGATAGCATTGATATCACCGTAGGTAGAGGCAGTCAGGCTCCCTCCGAAGTTCAGGTAATCAAACTGCTCTAGCAGGTTAGCTCCTGTCACCAGAGGAATGCCCAGTACCACAGGAGTCCCGTCAATGCTCAGAAAGTCCACCACCCAGCTAAGGGAGGAGGAATTCCATAGTACCCTCAACTGATAGTCCACTCCGCCTAAGGAGATCTCCAGGGTCTGAGCATCAGGACTAAGGGGAATCTCATAGATTGGCATTTTGAATCCTTATTGGGGTATAGCATTCTTTCTTCCTGAGACTAAAGGTTCCATCAGTTCAGGAAGAGCCATAGCGGCTTTGGACAAAGTGACCGCTCGGGAGGACACCCGAATGACCTGTCGACAGGTCATGGTGATGAACAGGGCATTCTCCGTTTTCTCATCAGTCTGTGTGGCCAATGACTTGATGAGCATGTCGGTATATTTCCTCTTCCCCGTGTAAATGGTGAAGGGCTCTCGGGATTTTTGAAGATCCACTAAGTCTTGATAGACTCCTTTGACCTCATCGGGAGTCACCCCAGAGAGGGCGCTCTGTACGGCATTTTGCAGAGCCAAGGCTCGTTGAACGGTGTCGGTTATGGATCGAACCACAGAATTGACCGCTACTGCCGTTCCCAAGGCCGGATTGACCAGGCTTCCGGCAGAGGATGGGCTATTCGACCAGGCCAGTTGAAGAACTACCTCCGATGGATGCATGAAGGCATGGTCGGAAACTTGAGCCCCTGAGTCCACAGGATGATCGGTAATCTCCAGCTCATCCGTGTGGAGTTCACTGATGGTCACCTGGGCTCTGCTGATTAGCTGTTCGGTTGAGCTGTAGAGCCCCCTCTTCCGCTTCTCGATCCGGGAGTTAAAGCCCAGCTGAAGCCCGGCACTGACTACCCCTATCACGTTCATCCTGCTTGTCTCCCTACGAACTCCCTAGTGGCCTGAGACAACACCCTGGACTGCTCTCTTCCCACAGCACGAGCGGTAGCTTCTGCCCCCGTTCCTGAGACGTTGATATTGGTGGTGTTATTCTGCACCAGCTGTCCGTTGCCTCCTGGAGATACTCCGAGCCTCGCCCCTAAGGCACTGGCCATCCTTTCCCTAATGGTCGCCTCAGCTAACCCTCCCTGGGGCCTTTCATACCTAAGACTTAGAATCCTAGTAGCCTCTTCTGGGCTCTGGGCACCTCGTAATAGTGACCCCGCCTTTTGCTCTTTTCCTTCACGAAGTTCATGTGTAAGGAAGAGCAACTGCTCCTCTAAGGTAGAACTTCGGATGTTCTTTCCATATTTCTCTTGGAAGTCCTTTTGACGATCAGGATGCCATTGAGCAATACCGTAAGCTTTCCCCTCATCTCCTATTGCTCGAGGATCGTATCCGCTCTCCTTCTGAAGATTCGCCATGATGCCTATGGCCTCATGAGGGCTCCACCCCAGTGAGGATAGTGAGGAATAAATCCCCCGCTCTGAGGGCTTTCCTTGGGGCGGTCTCCTGATCTTCCCCGAAACCGCTTGACGACCGCCAGAGTCTTCTGAGTAGTATTTCTGATAGTCCTTCCAACTCCCCCAGGGGTTAAGGAGTCCTGCCGTAGCCAATGTGGCTTTGCCGGCGGCCTTTGGAATATCTTTGAAGAACTGGAACATGTCCTCCCAAGAGCTGACGTCGCCCCCTAAGAATTTGGTCCAATACCTCAGGGTGACATTAAGCTGCTTGTTGATCGCGGTAAAGGTCGGAGCCAGGTTTTTCGCCATGGCCACCCCCAGACGGTCTAGATTAGCCTCCGTAGTTCTAAGTTGGTTGTTGTAATTGGTGAGAACCTTAGCGGCCTCATCCATATCCGTTCCAGTATTCCGGATGGTCTGTTGATGCTCTCGATACTTCTCCTTGAGCTTGTCAAGGTTTCCCATGGTCAGGAGAAAGGTGGACTGGTCCATTCCGAAGAGTTTCTCAGCCCACATGGTCCCCAGGGTTGGGGACATCACTTTCATCTTGTCCAGAAGCTCGAAGTAAACATCTGCGGACTCTTTTCCCTTCGTACTGATACCGAAGGCTCCTTCTACTAGTCCCAAGGTTCCGGGCATCAGCTTGAGGTCTTGAGCTAACTTCTGTACCATCCCCGAGGCTACTTCTCCTGAGATCCCTATCTGCTCAGCTGCGAAGGACAAGGACTGTAGCTTAGCCACAGAGGTATCGGTCAGTTTCGAGGAGTAGTGGAGCCTCTCCATCTTTCCCGCGAAGGCAGCTACCCCTCGCTCTGCCGCAAGGACCATCCCGGCCACGGCCACTCCTACTCCGAAGATCTTCTTGTTGGTCGCCCCGAGGGTGTCCTCTAGCTTCTTCGCGGAGATAGCATCCGTCTGGAAACCCAGCTTGACCAGGTACTCTTGCAGGATTTCAGCTGTGGCCATTATTCCTTACTCCTCAACCTTCTCTGATTCTCCCCCTCTACTTCCAAGGCCTCATTCATCAGGGCCAGGTCATACAGGGAGAGAGATCCGTCTTTCAAGTCCTTATAGGTGCATAGGCCCCGCAGAACAGGAAGCATCACCCAGTCCTCACCGCCCGCCATGGAGGCCAGGGCTACAGCTGGTTGGTCTGGGCTTCCAAATCGGCTAGGGCGGAAAGAAAAAAATCCCCCAGGTTCTCCGTGATCACTCGAGCGGTTAGCTGAAGCACCTCACTCACCTTGATGTCCGAGAACATCAACGTTCCGGAGTTCATAACCGGAGCTGACAGGTTTCCTTGCTGCCGGGAGACCACACTCAGACACTGGTTGACCACCTGCTCAGATGAAACATCATCCAAGTGAGACAGTATCAACAGCACCAGAAAGGTGATGTCCGACTTCTGGGCCTCCGCCTTGACCAGGCTTCCGATCAGGACAGAGGTAGCCGCCAGCTTACGAGCAACCTTTAACTGGTCGAAAGCGTTCAACCGGCCAATGGAGTAGTTATTCCCAGAGAGTTCCATTATGCACCAGCGCCCAGGGTACGGTCAATGATACCGGCGTGGAAGGTCCAGGCATTGAAACGACCTTCCTTGGCGTAGACAATGTCCGGATGCTTTTGGAAGGCCACCTGCTGGCAGGTGATCACGTCGCCTGTCTGAGAATTTCCCACAGAGATGGTGTTCTTGCCGTGGTTAGCTCCCGATGCCGTTTGAAAGGCATAGAGCTGAGCCAGCTGCTTATTGACCGGAGAGGTCTTGAGCAGGTTGATGGTGACACTGCCGGACTTGTTGGCGTGCAGGGAGTGCATCGGGGTGCCGTCAGCACCAATGGTCATGGTGTTGATATCCTCGGTAGGGGCGATGGTGATCCCCTCTTCCGCCGCACCTACCCCAGAGCCCAGGGAGAAGGCACCGCCGGGACCGACGATTGAGGCTTGTACATCAAGAAACGAATATGTAGGCATTCTCTACTCCTTAGCGATTGACGTTGACGATGACATCCACAGTGTGGATAGCTCCGGCCAGTTTTGCAGCCACCTGGATGGGAGGAGCCTTACGAGCCTCGCGGTCAGCCTGGAGTTGCAGCGAGACCGGCTGGGCGTAGACATAGAACCCCTTCGGCAGGAAGTCCCCTTGGGCCAGTTCCCCGAACCCCCCTGAGTTCCACACTCCCGGTGCCAGGAGACCGTTGGCTACTCCCTGGGAGCAGACTGCCTCGATGGAAGTGGTGATCAACTGCACGCCAGCGTCTGTCTGCGGGATCTTGGTGGTGCTGGTGTACAGCAGGTTGAACACGTTGTTTTGGATCTGCAGAGCCAGCCAGTCGGTTCCGGTAGTGGTGTCCAAGAAGTCCCCAGAAGCCACCTTTCCGTTCTCGATGATCGCAGTGTCGTTGTTGTAGGCTACGAAGACATTGCAGTTCTTTCCCTCCAGAGCGTTGATCTGGGTAGAGGTCAGGTTCTCGGCTACGATACCCGGTTCTTGCTTGTACATCAGGGTGATCGTGGTATTGTTCCCGTTGTAGTTCACCGTGAGGATTCGACCCAACAGCGAGCAGACGGAGTACGGATTCGAGCTGGAGTACTGAGTCACGGTTCGGCTAGGTCCCACGGCTTTCAGCTGGTAGGCGATGTCCGTAGTGCTCAGAGCGGACAGTACTCCGGCCTCCTGGGTAGAGACGCCATACAGGTGCTTGTTGTTCGCCGCACTGATGTAGCTGGAGATGGCCAGGTGGTCGCTGTTAGTAACCCCCAGAGCCGTCAAGGCATACCACGCCTGGCCGAACTGATCATCCATGAGGGTGACCGCCTCCAGGGGAGTCTCTGCAGCGATACCGTCGGCGACATAAGCACCGGAAGAGGAGGAGGCACATCCCAACATGGTAGAAACGTCCGTGCCCGTTCCTCCCGAGAGGGTGGCCCCCGAAACTGTGATATTGACGGAGGATTTGGCGATGGTCAGTGCATCACCACCTGCGCCTGGAGTGGCCGCCTTGACATACAGACTGCCAAGGGCCACATAATAGACGAACTTGACGAGCTGTGCATCTGCCGAAGCATTCAGGAAGGCCAACAGGTTCGCCAAGGTCTCCGAAACGGAACCTCCGATGGTCACTTTCCCAGCTGCAGGAGTGGTGACGAAGGTGACCACAGTACCATTCAGGGTGATGGTGTCGTTGTCGGCTGGTTGACCAGCAAAGATGAAGTCTCCGGTAGCCGTAGGGGCATTCAGGAAGCTCACCGCAGAGGTAGCCCCCGTGGTTCCGGATTGAACTACGAACCGGCCGTAGGTAGAGTTCCATACTACCGTGCATCCTGCCGACTTAGCCGCCAGGGCTGTCTGGATGGTAGATGCTACCCCATTCAAGTTGGTGGCGGCCGAGAAGTTCAAGCCATTGATGGACAGTGGTACTCCGTCCACCTCCACCTCGAAAGCACCGGTCGTGATAGCGTTCCACAGGGCGATCGCTTGTTGAGCTGCCGACAGGGTTCCGCCAATCAGTCGACCGGCAGGGGCAGTCTCTGCCCAACGGCCGATGCTCAGTGTGGTGGGCTGAGGGGACTGCTCGAACCACAGGACCGCAGCCAGGTACTCTGGGGCGGAAGTCCCGAAGTCAGTGGCCACCTCGTCGATGGTGCTATAGTTCCGGATACGCTCGACCACGTCAATGATGCTGGAGCTGCCCAGGATCAACAAGGTGGACAAGTTCTGCATCTGGGCAGCGATGGGAGACAGGTTGACGGAGACGTTAACCAGTCTAGAGATAGGTAGTGCGTTCATGAAGCCTCCTTAAGGTGCTACGTTGAGGTTGGTAATCGACTGCTCGTTGTTCAATTGAACGGTTGCCGAGTTAAGGTTCAACACGGAATAGGTACGGATGATTTGACGACGTATGCTAAATGGAAGATCCACCCTGTATAGCCATCTCTCTTTCACCAGCTCAGGAACTGTGACGGCTTCTCCGCTCTCCACCAGTCCCATACTGTTCAGAGTCAGCCTCTCCCGGTTCTGGGCTAACTGCATCCCCTCCCTTAGGATATGAGCATAGCTGTCTGCTGCCGGACCGTAGAAAGAGGCCAGGAAGTGCAGAACCTCGTGTCGCTTGACCTGGCTAGTCCCAGCGGGGAGGTGCTGCTCTACGGCGAAGGTGTCAACCTCTCTTCGAGCTATCCCGATAGCCGCCCAGTTGATCGAACTGCCAGGAATGTTCGGGGGCTCCGGTTGCCAGCGAGGTCGAACGTACTGTCCGGCCAGTCCGGTGATCCCCACTACCCACTCTTGGAAGAAGTTGACTAAGGCCTCATCCTCAAGTGGGGCAGGACTAACCGTTGGAGTTAGGTACCCGCCAGTTGCGCTAGTATTCATGAGTCATTACGCCGATGATTTAGCTTGCTTGCCGATGTTTTCAAGGGTGACCGAAGCAGAGATAAAGTATCGTCCGGCCAATTCGAGATCCCCTTTTGCCAAAGCCCGCTCACCATCTTGGATTGTTCGCTTTGCAGCAGCAACTCCCGATGAGATATGGTCCACCCGAACATCAGCGTCCTTCGTATTGCCAAGGTGAATATGTATATTTTTAATCATTTACCACTCCCTGCAAGTGAAGGCTTCTCCTATCGTTCCCAGCACGCTGATCTTGGCCGTGGTGAGAGCGAACCCTGCAGGAGGAAAGGTACCGCCAGCCTGCACCACGAAGGAATTGGAGGTAGCCGAAGCGTCAGCCCCCACCTCATTCAGGTACATGGGGTTGGACCCATTATTCTGGAAGAACCACCCCGACCGGAGAGCATTGGCTGCTGCCAGCGTCTGCGATACTCCTGTGGCGGTGATAGTCCCGGACTTGTTGACCACAGCTTCTTGGCTGGCAGTCACTACCGTCTGTTGAACCCCTAAGGCATCCAGTATCTTGGTGAGCATTTGTTTACCTCGTTAGTTGAATGAGGGCCGAGTTTCTCGACTGGTTGAAGGCAAAGCCTCCAGGTAATGGGGCGTTCAATTCTTCGTCGGTCCGGTCCATACTGGAGCAGAGAACCTGAGTGAAGCCCCTCCCGAACTGCGGATAGTAGTCGATGTAGTTGACCACGTATCGATCCCCTCTCCAGACCACCACGTCCGGCTGCTTCCCTGTGACCTCTCCCTGCATCTTGAACTTGGTCACGATGCTGATGGTTCTCTCAGTGACCTGGTGCTCAGCCAACCTCTTGAGGTCATTAGGACTGGCCATGGTGACAGTCCCTGCCACTCGAGGGAAAGTCTGGATAGCCAGTGTACTCCTCCCATGGTTATCCACAGTCTCAGTTCTTCGCTCGACGTCGAAGGTATCCGTGAACATCGGGTCTAAGGGTAAATCTGAGACATCCAGCCGAGCCATTTATTCGCTCCGTATGACATAATTGATGCTATTCCTTAGCTGCCCTGTGTCCACGAGAGGTTTAGTGCCTTCGCGGCCCCTTCTACGCCTTGCAGCGAGCGTTCCCTCGGACAGTGCAGGGCCAGGACCCTCGTTGATAGCTGCTCGGATGGCGTTTTGGGCGGCGATCCCCGCCATATTAAGCCCTCTCTCTATGGCAGCGTCGTCCTTATGAAGGGCTTTCTTCGCGGCCAGCTGAAACTGGCGTATGATGGTCTTCTTCGCCGCCTCTATCCCAGGCCTCATGAAAGGGCGAGCCGGGATATTCGCCCCCGGAGCACCATTGTCATGGAGGTAGGCCAAGGAAGCATTCCCTATCGGGGAGTCCTCATCCTGTCTCTTGACCTTGTCCTGAGGGACTCCTACCATGACGTTCTGGTGGGTCAGCTGGTCCAAGCTAATCTTCAACTTAGGCAGTTTGTTCATCAGCATCCGGGCGGCGTTCTTAGCCATCTAGACAATCCAGTTATAAGCCGCAGTCAAGGCTTTGTACCCTTCTCGAAAGTCCCCGTCTGCCAAATCCGTCCCAGGGGTAACATTCTTGAGACGGTGAATTATTGCCTCGGCCTTTCGAATGGCTTCGGACACTTGGGCAGAGGGCAGTGCATCTTGGGTCTTACCTACATGAACGTGTATATGCTTGGCCATAATGGATCCTTATTAACTTCCGAAGTTGGTGAAGCCTGGTTGAACACTTGGGCCAGGCCAGGCAGCCCCGCTTCCGTAGGGCACCATGCCGATTCCGACCTGTAGGGGTCCTGCCCCGAAAAGCTTGGCCAGACGAAGGAACCGAGTACCGTAGATGGTCAGGTTCCAATGCCCGCCTTTCTCCTCCGTCGCAGAGCTGGTGTCGAACCCCACGGACACCTTATCCACAGACTTCGAGGAGATAGGACCGGTCGTCTGCCCCGGAACCACTCCCGAAGCAGCCTCTGCTTGAGCCCGGGCCTCCATCGCGATATGGTGAGCCACATACAGCTCTACCGCATTGTCGAGGACGTTTCCCCAACGATCGGCCGGAAGAAGCTTCTCGGCCAAGGCCAGGTAGTACTCGATCTGGCTGTTGGGATAGTCGGTTGAGCTGTTGAACTCAGGGTAGTCAGCTCGAAACTGTGGAACGGTGATGGTCATTGAAGAGTCCTTTTTATTCTTCCCCAAATGCCCGGGCCTCGAAAAGGACCCCCGATGGCATAAGCCTCGGTCTTTAGGTCAGAGAATAGCTTTTTAGCCTTTTGGGTAAGCTCAGCCTCTCGACGATCTTCATCAGGGCTTACCGTTCCGTCCGGATTAGCGTCCTTAGTAGATTGAAGACCGCTCTTGAGGTGGATATGTATTCGCTTGGTCATATTGGAGTTTCCCAGTACTTCCGGTTCATCTCATTGATAGAGGCCAGTGAGACCGACTCCGGCAGGTTATCCAACGGGCCGTCATTGGCCCGTTGGATGGAGTGGGCGATAGCCACAGCCTGCTTGGGAGGCTTGCCGTGTGAGATCTCGGTGGCGATATTTTCCCTCAGGGCTTTCTCAGAACCACTTTGTATCAACGGCATGCTAACCTCCTTACTTAGGTTGGTAGACCTCGACCCCGTTAGCTTTCGCGAACCAATGCTCGGCCACCTTGGGGTCCATCTCTTGGATACCGGCTTCGAACTTCAGCTCGGTGTTATGATCCAGACGGAGTTTGAAGGCCTTTGGCACGGTGACGGTGACGGTATCCCCGGACTTCTTCGGGGTATCCTTCTTAGCTGCCTTAGCTTCCGCTTCGGCCTTCAGCTCTTCCACTCGCTGGCGGATGTGGGCTTGAACGTCCTCCGGGTCAACCTCCCAGTCGGCCAGAATCGCGGCTACCGCGTCTTCTTCCGACATACCGTTGGACACTTCGACCGAGGCCTTCTCCAGGTCAGACTCATAGGTGGGTTGCTTGTTGCTGTCTCTCCTAGCCATTTTATTTGCTCCTCACGGGTTAATTGGGGAGCCTGCGATTAACAGGCTCCGGGTTTACTGCTTACAGGCCATCGAAGTAGCCGATGGTCTCAGGGTACACCACCTCAGTAGCACCCAGACGACAGAAGTACGTCGTCTTGTGATAGATGCTGTCATACTGGATGGGAGTGCGCTGCAGCAAGGTCATCGGATAGCGAACACGCTTCTTCTCCTTGGTGTAGACCACCATACGGTCCACAGTTCCAGTGCTGCCGATGGTACCACCAACTCCTGCGCCTACCAGCCACTTCAGCGGCAGGATCTCCAGCTTGCCCTTGCCCGAAGTAGTCAACAGGTTGTTCTCTTGGATATACTTGAGGATGGAGACATTGCCGGCATTGGACACCTTCTGGGTGCTGATGTAGCCGAACTGTGCAGGCGGCAGCAGCAGACGACCCGGGATGACCGCCCAGCCAGACGCCGCCCAGACAGAAGTCAGTGCGGTGTTGACGTCGGCCAGGATCTCGTCAGGAGTCTTCTGGCTCCACAGGGGAGAACCTGCAGCACCGTTCGGGAGGTTGCCAACGTTGGTCACCAGGGAGTTGTTGATCAGGCCAGTAACGCCCATGGAGGTATCGCCGATGTAGACTTGCTCGTCGATGTCCATCTGGTGCTTCAGGACCAGGCCTTCATACTTCTGGGCATCCACTGGGCGACCCAGCTTAGCGGCGCTTTCCAGCTCCAGGATGGTGTACTTCAACTCCATTGCCCAGGGGTGCAGCGGGTGCGGAACCTTGGCGATGTCGGCCGAGATGCCCGTGATCTGGTTGGTGTCTTTGCCAATCCAGGCCTTGCCGTTGCCAATACCATTGCCCGCCCCCAGCCCGCCAGCCGAACCGAAGCTCGACAAGGTGAAGCTGGAAACTTCATCGGCGATGGTCACGTCTTCGCGCAGGTCGATATCGCGACCCCAGGTCACCGCAGCCAGCGGCTCATGCAGAGTCAGGTCGAGGCGTTCGAGTTCACCGACCAGGAAGGCGCCGGTGGAGTCGACCGTGCGGCCGTCCGTAGTCTTGAAGGAATTGCCCAAGGGCTTGCCCAACATGTTACCCTGAGCATCGATCGTGCGGTAGCCCGAGTCGAAGGTCATGATATCGCGGGTCTTACGACGAAAGCTCGTCGGCAGGATCAGTTTGCTTTGTTTCATCTGTGTTCCTCTCTATTGAATGTGGGATTAGATGTTGAAGGCGAGCTCAGCTACGCCATTAGCATCGGTACCGCCGTTGAACTTGCAGTTGGTCACCAGAACGTTGTTGCCACCGTCGGATGCAGTCTCCAGCTGGCCAATGATGTGGTTTCCGGAAGTGGCCGCTACGCGGACGTAGACGTTGCCATTTTTCACCGGAGCGGTTTGGCCGACGTTCACTTGAGCCAGAATATAACCTGCGCGCAGAACGTCCATGATGCCAGAGACCGGAGCCACTGCATTGCCCAGATTGGCTTGAGCATTCGCCAGAGCTGCAGTAGACTGCTGGTACGGGTAAGGGCGAACCGTCACGCCATAGGCAGCCTGCGAGGCGTCACCGGTGGTGAACGGGCGAACGCCCTGAGTGGTCGGGTCGACCAAGACCAGCTGGCCGAAGATAGCCGGCGGTGCGGCATCGTCGATCAGGCAGGGTTCGATGGTTGCCGGGTGGGTACGGTTGACATCACCGGCGAAGCCTGCGCCCATCCGGTATTGAAAGGCCACATCACGAGTCTTCATACGTTTCATCTGTGTTACTCCTTTTTGAGGTTGTGGGTAGTTAGCCGAGATTCCAGTGCTCGGAATTGCGACGGTTGAGCTCCGCCAGGGTCACGGGACCTTTTGCCGCTCCGGACTGGTCGCTGGTGCGTCCTGCCGGCTGGTTGTTCAAGGCCCTCTTCATCGCTGCCGCCGACCGGAACATCGTGCGGATGGCATCGCAGGTCATGGACTTGGTGTCCAAAGACTTGCCGTCCAACAGCTCGTCGATGATGCCACGAGTTGCCGGCTGGTTATAGGCCAAGTCCAGAACGCCGCGACGGAAGTGGCACAGCTTCTTCAGGGATTGAGTCGGCTTAGCCGCACCATCGAAGACCGGGATCTTCACGCCAGGAACCAAGATCTCGGCCTGAGAAGCCGCATCCTGGAAGGAGTCAGCCAGATAGGCAGAGTCCTTGGCCTTAGCCGCCTGCTCTTCCATGCCCTCCGGTGCTTCATCACGCAGGGCCTGTTCGGTCTGCTCATCCGGATCTCCGTCGGTAGCACCTTCGGAATTGCCAGAGAGTTGAGCGACCATCTCCTTGAGAGTCTCGATCTCGGCTCGCATCTCAGCATGTTCAGCATCATTGCGGTCAATGTGTTCCTGGATCAAGTCGTCGGTGAACCGGATGCGTTGTCCTTCTTCATCCAGAACCTCCGGCCTGGCCTCACCATTTCCGTTGTGGATGTGGATGTGGGTGTCGCCTTCTTCCCCGCCTTTCACAGTCTCGAGGTCTTGAGCCAACTGCTCGACCTCCTCGGCGTCCTTTGCCTTGAACGCCTTCATCAGGGTATCAAGGAATTTGTTTCCTTTCTTTGCTGCCATGTTTACCTCCTTAGTTGAGTTCCGGTCGCCTACTGCACATCGCGGGCCACAGCGACCATTCTCGACCAACGCGATATGATTGATGATGATATTCTTCTGCCTTCCTACCCCTTCAGAGATTTCCTCGTAGTCCGCTTCATAACCACAGGAGACCTCTGTCTTCCTTCCGCTGCGAATGGCCTCGATTCCTTCCTTAGAGGTGATCAGGAAGTCGGCCAATAACAGGTCGTCCATCGCCCCTACCCCTCTTCGAACATTGAGAGCAGTTCCGACGGCTAGTTCTTTCCAGTTCTCCGGGTTGACATCCTCGTCTGGGTGATCATCCGTGACTGGCTTTCCTTGGGCACTGGCGATGGACTCTGGCCGGAAGACCTCTTCCTCCTCACGGTGGATCTTGACTAGCCCTTCAGCTCCGGCCTTGATCGGGGTCTCATTCGGTCCATAGATCAGCATCCCCGTGCGGGCGATGGGGACCTCTTCGCATAGCAGGAATCCTTCTGGGGTCAGGCTCTGCTTAGGCCCAAGCTTTTCGATGGTATGGAAGTTCATACTGTCTCCTATGTTAATACTGCTGTGGTAGCCCCCAGTAGAGGCTACGGCCGGAGTACTATCGTGGTAGGGCGAAGGCTGCCGACGAACCGACCAGACGACCAACACAGGTGGAAGTAGACACCCCCGTATTATTCATACGAACCTTCGAGTATCCCGCGGTGTTCATCACCCAGGTGCCAGTCGTACCGCTAACGGAAGTAACCGCCGAAGCAGCTAAGGTGGCGTTGTACGGGTACATGTTGAGAGTGACATAGTTCGTATCATCCACAGTACCTTGCATCCGCCCTTGGAGGCCGGTGCAAGTACCCGACAGCTGCAAGGCCACGGTACCGATACCGTTGAGAGTCAGGGGAGTAGCGGCCACGTTCGAGGCCACGGTGAAAGCTGTGCCACGAGCATTCGGGATATAGGTCGGATTGGTGACTGGGTAGGTCTCAGCATAAGCACTGGCGAACAGGCCCAGACCCATCGCCGCCACCAGGGCAAAGAGTTGCAGAAGCTTTTTCATATTAGGTTCCTTCTCGTCGATTTCTGCGCTCTTGATACGGCGGCGCAGATTCGCCGTGATGCAAGCTTACTCTATCCAACCGCCATAGGAGACGGACACATCTCCTCCCGCCTGGGTGGAGTAGACGGTTGCCTTGATGATACTCAGGGCCGGGAACTTTCGCGGTATGCTGAGGTTTAAGGAAGTCACAGAATCCTGTAGGAAGTAGACCTCATTGAAGATGAATATCCCAGGGGTGAGAAGGCCCTCGAAGTCATTAGTGGCTCTCAGCCTCACGGACAAGGGTTTTCCACTGGCTCCGGACACCGAGATATAGTTCATGTAGAACGTCTTCCCAGCCGGTACCATTCGCTGGGAGTTCAGGGAGACGTTAGCCCCGATGGGGATCTGGGCATAGACCCGAGCGGCGTCTCCCGTTCGGTAGCAGGTAATGACCCCAGCCGCAGCTACCCCATACCCAGAGGTTTCCTCTGAGTGAATGTACTGGATGTGCCGAACTCCCGTCAATCCCGTAGAGACCGGAGTGGTTCCATTCAAGGAGATGTTAGCATGGGCCTCTGCTCCGGCCAGGGTCAGGTAGTGCAGGTCAATCTTACGGACATTTGCCCCAGAGGGAGACGCATCCGCTGCCGAAGTGGAGACGCAGGTGAGGGCATCCCCCGTAGTTTGATCAGGTATGGGAATGGTCGTAGCCGTTCCTGTCCAGATATCGTCTCCGGTGGCCACAGTACTCAACGATGGGCGTTGGCCGAATCCTCGGAATGGGGAATGCCCTGGGATCTTCCCAAGACGGATGAGATCATGGTAGGGAATGGTTCCTACCAACCCCTCTTCTGTGACCACTGTGGACCCAGTAGGGGTCACAAGAACCGCAGTGTCTGAGGTCTTACCGGCCGGAGGCCCCTGGAAGACCTGATATGCGCCAGCCTGCGAGGCCCACAGGATCAACAGAAGAAGGAAGTGTCTCATCTTAGTACCCCGTAGCCACAGACAGTACTGTGGATTCGCCAGTAGCAGCGATAGCTGCCAGATATTTCGAGTCACGGACCGTCAAAGAGGCCTTTTGGGAGGCCATGATGGGGAACCCGCCAGAGACCGTAGCAGTCACGTTCGAGGCGGCCCCCAGGGCCACGTACGCGGTCTTAGCGCCCAGGTTCTGAATGACCGCAATGGTAGCAGCGGGAGAACTCGCCCCCGTAGAGGCCAGAGGAACGGACGAGGATACTTGGCTCACAGTCAGGGTGGCCATACCCGTAGGGGTGAAGGCTTCAGTTTGAACAGTCGGATAGTAAGCCTCGGCCGACTGGTATCCCAACTTGATCCCGGATGCCGCCAGAAGGAGGCAGATGACCATGGATAGGACGGACAGTTGAAGCAGCTTCATACAGGCTCTCCTCGATTTACTTCCAACACGTATTGTGCCTCATGACAGTGAGGCGAAGGGTCTCCGGCATCCAGAGGCTCATGACGAACCAAAGTACCTTTACCGTCTAGGAACAGCAGGTCTATATCGAACCTGAGATCCTTTCCCCACATACACCTCTGGGCGACCTCTTGCCAGACGAACAGCATCCCCTGGTGCTCAGGAAGAAAGTCCCGACCAGATAACCCCTTGGCCTTTCCTTCCTCGGCGGTGACCACCTCCAGAGTGAGGCCTGAGATGGGTCTCTCGGACGGATAAGCGGCCACTACGACGACCAGAAGAAGGGCGACCAGAAAAAGACCAAGTACTCCTCTATCCAAAGCGGCCTCCTGGAGTCCCTTTGAACCCGACCAATGGGCGGTTCTTCCCGTCGGCTTTGCTCAGAGCGGTGATAGCCTCGTTCGCCTTCTTCTCCGCCTTGTTGAGCTTCTGCTCATGGGGTTTGAGGAAGTCCTTCTTGAACTTCACGACTTGATTCCACCGCTCACTTGGGTCTTTGGAGAACCCCTTCGCCGCTTCCTGCAGGGCTCCCTCCATTTCCTTGTGGGCCTGGCGATAGCTGGCCAGCGCCTGGTTATATTCTCCAGTGACCCTCTTGACATCGGACTCGGTAGGACCAGTAGCCATCTTCTCGGTCTTCGATGATCCGCCTTTCGAAGTGAATTTGCCTCCCTCGCGGGGATGTTCTTCCTCCTTGAAGGTCCCGGCGTCCTTCGCTGCGGGCTTCACTATCCAGTAGGTATTGTAGGGAGGTTCCTTGGACGTGTCGAACTTCTGCTCGACCTTGCCGCCAGTCCGCTCAGCTGCGACCTTTGCTTCGGCCAGGGTCTTGTAGACCACGCCCTCCACAGCATCCTTCGACCGCTTGCGATAGGTCACCATGTAGGTGCCTTCGGGATTCTTCGCCTCGGAGACTACCTGGTAGCCCAGACGCTTCATCTTGGCCACATCAAACCGCTTGAGGAATTCACTGGTGTAGGTCTTCTCGAGGTCAGAAGAGTCTCGGGCGGATTCCAAGAGATGGAGTTCTTGACGTAGCTCACTGATCTTTTTGGAGAGATCCATTTCTCTTTGTGACTGATAGTGTTGGGCTCCCCCAGTCTTCATCTTTCGTTTTTCACGAGCAAGCCCTAAAGACCCTGAGAGCTCTTCAATCTTCCTCTTTAAGGCCTCTGCCTTAGGGGAGGCGTCCTCCGACCTCTTTCCCGCCAACCCTTTTCCTCCGACCATCGACCGTAGATTGAGAGCAGCCTCGGCCTCATCCCATTCCTCGGCGATTAGCTCTTTCTCAGCTACGCTCTTGGATACACCCATTCGGTTGGATAGCCGTTGAATACGAGCCTGCTTATCGGCCTCAGAGAGAGCATCCTTCGCCTTCTGTGCGTACACGACTCCGGTCTCACCGTCCCACTCACCGACGTTCGGCAGGGCATGGCAGATCTCGCTGTCGCCCTCGAACCGTACAGAGGGATTGGCTACCTTACAGGCAGCCCGCCAAGCGGCATAGGTGCGGTAGGTCTTCTCTCCCAGGTGATTGGTTGCATCTCTCGAATGACGTTTGATCATAATCCCTCGCAGTATATTGGTCAACATCGGGTGTGTGGAGTCCGGTACCTCTGACGTCCACAGGTAAGCAGTGTGCTCGTGGTTCAGCACTGGCCGGAACTCTTCGGGTACTTCACACAGGAACGTGGTGAAGCTCACCTCTGGTGAGATTGCAACCGAGTGTCTCTCGATCGGGTCTCTCACTCGATACTGGCACTCCTCGAACGTTTCCCGGATGGCAGCTTCTCGGTCGGTCTCGCCAGGCTCGAGGTGTCCACCAGGTAGACCCCAGTAGCCATCGCCTCGCTTGAGTAGCAGAGCTTTGCCATTGGCTATGAAGAGTATTCCGGCAGCTTTATTCATCGGTTGAGTCCATCATAGCCTTGGTGATTTTCTGAAAGCAGCCAGTAAATCCCGTGCTAGCTATCCATTCTCTACGTCGTATATTCAGTTGACGTTGAGACTCTCCCGACATAACCTGAAGCGCCCTTTTGGCCCTTATTTTATCCTTAGCTTCTTCAGAATGAGTCTTTCCTTTTAGGGGAGGGACTCTTCCACAGAGCTTTCTTCGGGTCTCCTCGGAGATGGCCCCAGGCTTAGCAAATCTGGCCAGTTGTGCTAATGACTGCTTTCTCCTAGTCTCCTCAGAGACGAAGTGTCCCATCTTAGAAGCTGAGACTTTTGCTGAGGTTAGCGGGTTCAACATAGGCCCAACGGTTCCGCCGAGTCCCAAATTATATCCCTTCGGGACTAGGGTTTCAAACAGAGCAATGGCCTTAATCTCTAATTCTTGTATATACTCCAGTTCACCTTTAGCGAGCACTTTGAAAGCGGCCTCGGGAAATTTACGTAAGGCATTGTGCACTGGAAGGGATGATTCCCTCTTTGCCCTCCTCAGATGGGTCTTCCATCGTCGAAGAGGGTCTATGGATATTCCAATATAACCTTTCCCATTTGGAAAATCTATCTTATACAAGAAGGAGACTCTACTCATTCGGGAGGATGGGTTCTTGATAACATCTACAATTGGGAAAGGTTCCAGCATGGTAAAACTTACCCGGGTCTACTTCTGGAGGTTGACTATAAAGAACTACTTTTCCATTCATTTTCTTATGGCTGTCTCGAACATCCACGTCTCCACTGGTTCTCCAAATATAGGCCTCAATCCCCACATGCTCAGCTCGAACTTGGGTGAGACCTGCTGCAGTCCTGGCGACCTCGGTCCGAGCTATCAGCTTTGCACGGCTCTCTGTGACCTTTCCGGTTCGCAGAATGTCCTTCGCGATCTCCTTCGCCCGACTACTGTCGGCGATCGCCTCCAGGGTCAGCCTATGCACCCTCTGGCCGGCTTCTGTCGGCAGGCTGGTGATCAACGTCACTTGCTCGTCAAGGAGGATCCGCAGCGCCTCTCCTGTGGGAGCAGACTGGATCTCCTTGCGCAGGGCTCGTCCGGTCTCCTTCCCTAACTCATGCCAGGCCGCCTCATCTCTGCGCGAGATCTCGGCCAGAATCCTCTCAGCCACAGACTTCGCCCAAGGACGGATGGTCTCCGAGTATTGGTTGAGGACTCGCTGTATCCCAGGCAGATCATGAACCACTCCCTGCGGGGCCATCCCTTTGACGATGGCGTCGATCTGCCGAACCACTCCCTGCAGTTGCCGCAGGTAGGAGGCTTCGAGCCGATGCGCCTTCGCGAACCGTTGACGGGCTAACCGTCGAAGCTCTGCGGTTGAAGCATCATTCGTCAGTAGGGAGCACATCATCTGGTATTGGAGGACCTTCGCCTTCCGCCTCGCGGATCATTTCGTCGGTAATGTTCGAGAAGATGTTCGTGACCGTGCTGCACTGCTTGAGCTCCTTCAGGGCCGTTGCACGGTCGATCACCCCAGAACCTTCGACAGCAGAGATGGCACTCGAGGTGCTCGAGGCGATAGCGGCCTTCTGCTCATCATTGAGTTGCCACAGGGAATTGAACTCGAGTCGGTATCCGTCCGGCAGGTCAACCCCCCTGGATGCGGCCAGTGCTCGATAGACCTTCGTGACTCCCACCCGCAGCTGCTTCTCTTGCTTCTGCTTGATGTTGTCGTAGTAATTGCGCAGGTCAGAGTCGCCAGAGCTGAAGCCTGCGGGGCTCTGCCCGAACAGTCGAACCAACGGGATCTGCAACGCCCCAGAGAGCTGCTGGCCGAATTGCACCAGGGCATCCGATAGACCAGAGAAGGCACCGTGGGTGGAGGACTCCATACTGTCTTCAGCATCGATCAAGGTCATTCCCTCGATCCCTTGGAAGCGACGCATCATGTCCACATACTTGACCAGTCCTTCGGCAGCAGGTCCACCCGTGGCTACGACCTCCCTCATATCCTTGATCTTGTAAGTCCGGATATAGGACTTGTAAACCAGCTGAGCAGCGCCAGTGGTAGCCGAGTCGAAAGCGATCATCCGGTCATACAGACGTTCGAGCTCAGACAAGCCCCACAGGTTCTCCATCAGTCTCTGCCAGTATGGCAGCTTGATGCCTTCTAGCCGGATGCATCGGCTATAGTGGATTTTCTGACGGGATAAGGCAGGAGCTTGAGCGGTGACGGTGTAGTACTTCGGCAGGCCCAGGTTAGGACCGAGCTCGGTGACCAGGTCGTTGAGGCTGGGCTCGACCATCCAGCGGTCAAGCGTCATCAGTCCACAGAACTGCCCTTTGCGAATGGTGTTGAGACGAAGCGGTGTGCTCAGGTCCTGGCCATCTATCAGCATCACTGCGATGCAGCCACCATACAACCGACTCCACTTGACAGAGTCGTTGAGGGTCTCCCAAACTCCGAGGCGAACTGCCTCTTCCTCGAGATCCTCGATGGTTCCTGGCTTGAGTTCACCCTTGTGAGAGACCCCAGCTCGGGTCATATCGTCGGCCACTACGTCAATGGCCACTCCGCCTAGCCAGGAACCGCGATGAACCCACTCGAGCAGCGTTCTGTTGCGGGTGATCGGGTTGAAACCATATGATGAAGAGGTCATAGGGTTGTCAGCTCCGATGCCCAGATTGTGAGCGAAGTTGACGAAGCTATCCTTCGCCCTCATCTTCTTCTCCTGGGTCAGGGCAGCTTGAGTCGTCCGAACGATGCTCTTCTTCGACATGGTTTCCTCGATAGGGTCAGGTGGCCGGTGCTAATCTCCGACTTGACAACGCCCAGATGTAGCCAGAAGGGGGAGATACCTTCCGCTGCACCGTGGACGATTAGCCCTCAGCTTATGGCCGAGCTTTCACCTGTTAGGGGGTTGCGGAGACCGGACTTGAACCGATGACCTAGAGATTATGAGTCTCCCGCTCTTCCGACTGAGCTACTCCGCGCTAGAATGACAATGAAGGGGACTCCCGATGCTGAGGAGCCTCAGCCACCAACCAGGGAGAAGGAGTGGAAGCCCCCATCATTGTCATTCAGTCAATCACTCTTGCATTCTCGTTGAAGTACAGCTTGCCAGACAGGGGGTGTCGACAGATCCCGATGATCCTCTTCCGTTCAACCAGATACCTCACTTTCCACACGGGAACCCCGAGGCGCTGGGCGAATTCTGCGGTAGTGAGTCCTTCGAACTCCAGATTCTTCTCGTACCTCTTGCTCACCGTTGTTTCCCCAATTTCGCCCAGACGCCCAGGTTGCCTTTTCGCTGAATGTACCCGTCCAAGGAGTAGCGCACTGCATCCCATCCATGGTTCCAGTCATCGACGATCACGGGCAGTACTTCTCCGGTGACCTTGTCGACCTTGAACCGATAGAAGACCGCCTCTTCGGCGATGTTCTTGCACCGTGGATGGATGATGATCTGCTCGAAAGCATTCAGGTGGGTGATCCCATCCTCTACCGACCCTTGCCACTTCTCAGCGGCCGAGATCTTGAATCCCTTGCTCTTCAAATGGCTGATGGTCTCCGGCCTTGATGAATCCGCCTTGATCGGCCAGTCCCGAGACCCGGGAACCGAGTCATACAGCTGAGGCATCTCGTCGAGTTCCACACTATGGCCGAACGCCTCGTGCTCGATGTAGAGCTTCCGACCGATAATGAATGACCGGATCAATGTGCTGGGGTCGGCAGCGAACCCGAAGTCCGCGCCCAGATGGATGCGCTCAGCCTGCTTCCACAGTTCATCATCGAAGGCTTCGACCCGAACCCTCTTCAGGATAGCGGCGTCAGAAGTCTTCTTCGGGTGGCCCCCATAGACATGCAGGTAGGCCTCATAATCCGTAGTCTTGAGATGCTCGATCGCCCGCTTCGAGCGTTCCGACAGGTGTGGATTGTCCTCGTATCCGACCTTGACGACGATCGCGCCTGGCGGAGGGTTCACCACAAATCTCTGGTAAGTGGCCGTCTTTTCGTCAGTGACGTTGAACAGCACCCAGATCTCGGCACCTTCCTTGCGAATGGTCGGGATCAACAGTTCCCAAGAATCATCTTCAGTGAAGTGCGCTTCTTCAACGATGCAGACGTCGATGCCTTCCGTGGACTTGATCTCGTCCGTGTTATGGTGCAGGCCCTTGAACAAGAACTCGGACTTCGTCTTGATGTGGGTTATCTCCCGGTCCGTGATCTTGAACTCGTGGGAGACGCCCAGACGCTCGGCAGTGTCCTTTAGAAGCCGGTGAATCGAGTCCCTGATAGATACCTGGTATTCGCGGGTGCACAGGAACCTGGTGCGGCGTGTACGGGCTCTGCGGATGGCAGCTTCTGCTGCTGTCCAGGACTTCGCCGAATCGCGTCCACCGTAGAAGACCTTGAAGTCTGCCTGGGCTCCACACAGGGGATAGAACGAAGACTCGGGGTTCAATACCAGGGAAGAGCTATCCGCCCTCCGTCGTTTGAGTTCTGCCTGCAGTAATCGGATGTCTTCTTGACTCAGGTTAGACAGCAGGGAGTAGGTTAACTTCGGGTCAGCCAGAGGAGTGCGCTTCCTCCTGGGCGGGCTGAAGTCAAGTTGGATCTTCTTCCCCACTGCCAGCCCCCAGTTTGATCAATGCCGCATTCAGAGCCCCGAGATCTTCATTGCTCATGGCAGCCAGCTTCTCTGCCGATAGAACGGTCAACGGCTTGCCCTCACCGCCGTCAATAGCCACAGGCTTCTTGCGGTGGAGATACGGAGCCACATCAGAGGCAGCCTTCAAACGCAGTGCCGGATCAAGAGTCTCGTCCATCGCCATCGACTGCATGAACTGCAGCGGGGTCAAATCGCCCTTCTTGACGATGGCCATCCGTTCCTCGTTCGTGAGATACTTCACACGATTCTTGGAACCGACTGGACGGCCAGTGCGGTTGATCCGGTTGTCGCCTTTCTTGAATGAGCCTCGAGACATGGTTGCAGTTAGGAGCAGTTATCCC